AGAAATAATAGAATTTAGTAATTATAGGATAATGAGTAATGAATGATAAAACAGACAGAATAGAAGTTTATGCGGATACAGGACACTACCTAAATGTATGTATTCTTGATAAAAAAGATAATGCTATTCCTTTAGCCAAAATACCAGAAACGATAAAGAAGCATTATGGTCATTGGGAAAATGAAGGAGATAATATTGGCGTTGTTTTATATTTCAAGGATGAGGATGGGGACATCAAGCACATAAGGGAGTTGTTTAAAAAGAAACATGAATAACAAAAATGGTACTAATGCCCCAACTATCAAAGAAAAGCCTGTTAAACTGACGCTTAAACAGCGAAAATGGATCAAAGAGTATTTAAAAACAGGTAATGCCACTAAGTCGGCGATGAAAGTCTATAACTGCAAAGACATGGTGTCTGCTGGTTCGGTTGGATCAGAAAACCTACAGAAACTTGCTAGCCCAGTTAGGTTGCTAATGGAAAGCAAAGGATTAGGCATGGGTCGTTTACTTGAAGTATTAGATGATGGATTGGGTGCTAATAAAGTTATTAGTGCAATGGTAGTTAATAAAAAAGGTGATGGTATGAAACAAGCCAATTCTATGACTAAGGATTTTATTGATGTTCCAGATCATGGAATTAGACACAAGTATTTAGAAACTGCTGGTAAATGGTTAGGGATTGAAGAAAGCAAAGAAAAAGAAACAGGTGATCAATTCAATCAATTCAATTTCTATAACATCCCACCAGAAGATTTAAAGAAGCGACAAAGGCAAGTTTTAGATGTAATTAATGGATAATGAAAGTCTTAAGAATCAAGCGGCTTCAGTTCTTGCTTGGATTGTTGATAATCGAATAGTTGGAGAAAATGGTCAGTTAATAGAGTTTAACAATCACAAGTTCCTGGCTCAACCTTATTATGATTTAACTCCTAAACAAGCAATTAGAAAATCAGCTCAAGTTGGTTGGTCAACATTAGCAATTCTTAAATCATTTCATTTAGCGTTATTTGCTGGTACTAATATTGTTTATACCCTTCCAACTAAATCAGTTGTTAAGGATTTTGTTCAGCCAAAGGTCAATCCTTTAATTGAAAAAAACGAAGTAATCAAACGATCAATGGGCCAGACTGATTCTATTACTTTAAAGAAGGTTGGAGATAGATTTATTTACTTTAGATCATCTTGGGAGGAAGCCAGTGCTATTATGATCTCAGCTGATATTATTGTTTCAGATGAGCTAGACAGATCAAAACCAAAGACTATTGCTACTTATGCTTCAAGATTAAGTGCTTCGTCATTTGGCTGGTTTTGGAAGTTTAGTAATCCATCATATCCTGGAATGGGAGTTGATGAAGAATGGCTTAAATCAGACCAGAAGCATTGGTTTGTTAAATGCCCCCATTGTGGACACTATACATACTTTGATTGGTTAGACCCTGGAGAACTTAATCAGAAACACATCCACTATGTTGATCTAGTCAAAGAAGAATATTGTTGTGGTAAATGCGACAAGGTGATAGATGATGAGACTAGGCAAAATGGTAGGTGGATAGAAAAGTACAAGGATAGGGAAATATCAGGTTATTGGGTGTGCCAGATGATTGCTCCTTGGATATCAGCTAAGAAGATAATTGATGAATACTATAATAATAAAGGGAACACGCCTTATTTCTACAACTTCGTTTTAGGCAAGCCTTATCAAGAAAAGGACATGTCAGTTGATAGACAGACTATTATAGATTGTATCGTTCCAACTAGGAATAGAAAACAAAATGTAGCCATTGGTGTTGATAATGGAGTAACTAAAACCTATGTCATTGGTAATGATCGGGGAATATTTGATATGGGTGAGACTGATGATTGGGATGAAATTGAAAGAATGAGAAACAGATACAATGCTTATATGGTAATTGACGCTAATCCTTATCCTACGCATCCAAAGAAATTAACCAAGAAATATCCTGGTAAGATTTACATTCACTATTATCAGTCTGATCGAAAAGCTAGTGAAATAACCAGATGGGGGCAAAAAGAAAAAAGAAGGGTTGTTGTTTCTGATAGAACAAAGTTAATTGATTTGGTTGTTGATGAGCTTAATAATCAAGAGATTATTTTTAACATGACAGAACATAGGTTAGAAGATTATATTGTTCATTGGAAGAATATGTATCGTGTAGTTGAGGTTGATGCTTTAGGGGTTTTAAAAGGTAAATGGAAAACACCAGAAGGGAAACCTGACCATTTTTGTCATGCATCGGCCTTATGGCGTGTAGCAATGGAAAAGGCTAAAATGTCAACTGGAACTGGTGGTGTTGTGCCAGCAGGGCCAAAAAAGAAGTTTGGCAGAGAGGCTGTAGTGGTTACAGATAACACAATACCATCAATTGATATTAAAAAAGCAGCTATGGCAACAGCCACGCCTAAAAGGAATTGGAGAAAAGTATGAAAGCTTGGAGTTCAGAACTACACAAGGAGAAAATAGAACCAACCAAAATGATTAGTGTTTGGTTAGAAAATAACAGCGAATACAAGAAAAAGAATTTCAGATGTTGTAATTGTGGACTCATCGTTTTTACCTACTACTCTGATGTTAGAATATTGATTGTTGGCGGCACTCCAACCATAGAAAACCCTACTAAAGTTTATACCCATCCATTAGAATTAATGTGCAAGAGGTGCAAACAGTTTTATAGAGTTGAGTAATTGACTTCTTGATGTTAGAATACTTTTAGAGGTTTAAACACCCCGATTTAGTCGGGGTATTTTTATTATATGGCAATCAACACATTTGATATTCCAAGCGATCAAGAGCGAAAAGAAGAAGGAGCTATTGGTGCGGCAGCTGTCTTAACTATAAACATGCCTGATAGTGAGCTGAGGGCATTACTTGACTACAAACTAAGGACTTCAGAGGCTTTTTGGAACGGCAAGGGCATTGAATTAGACAAGAACAGAGAGAGATCAGAAAAGTATTGGACTGGAACATATCAAGATGATTTGGATTTCTTCTCTTACCAGTTCCCCTATGTTGATAACCGGATCTTTATGTCATTAGAAACGATCATTCCTATTGCTTTATCTAGACCCCCAGAGCCGGATATCTCTCCGGCTAAAGACACTGATGCTTCAAGACAATTAGCTGATGATGTTAAAAAAGTCTTGTTAGCAAAATACCAAAAACAGAAACTAAGGGGCAAATTTAGAATGTCGTTAAGACACCTACTATTATATAGACTAGGAGCTTTGAAATATCGCTGGAATAAAGACATTGGAGATTATGGTGATATTGAGGTTGATTGGGTCAGACCCCAAAAGCTAGTCATTGATAAAGGGGCAATTTATGGCAAAGAACCAGAGTTTATTGGTGAGTATATGGAAGGCACTATTGAGGCATTGGTTGACAAATACCCTGATAAGAAAGCAGATATTTGGAAAAAGTTCCATATTATTAAAGGAACACAAAGACAATTAAGTCAAATGGTTGGTTATTATGAAATGTGGTTTAAATATACTGACAAACAGGGAAAACCACAGCAAGGCGTTTGTTGGAAATGCGATGAGATAATCCTAGACAAGATGAAGAACCCTAATTGGGATTATACAGGTGAAGAGGAGTTTACAATTAGCGATGAAGCTGATGAGGTACTTGGTGGCCCTGGTGGGGAAATAGAGAATATTTATCACAACCACTTTTCTAATCCAAAGATGCCTTATGTTTTCCTTAACTATCTTAATCTTGGCAGAAGGTTTATTGATGATATTGCTTTAGCAGAGGTAGCTTTTCCTTTACAGAAGGTAGTTGATAAAAGAGGACAGCAAATTGTAGAGAACGCTGACGGTGCTAACAGCGGTTGGGTGTTTAATAAAGAGTTTATCAGTAAGCCTGAAGCTCAAAAACTAACTGGTGCTTATAATGAGAAAGTGGTTGGCGATGGTGATGTAAGGTCTGGGGCAGCACGATTACCGCCGCCAGCACTTCCTGCTTATGTAATTGAAGACAAATTTGATGCTAGAAACGAAATTGATAATCTTTTAGGAACACACTCTACTACTAGAGGAGAAAGAGGCAAGAAGGAAACACTAGGTGGAAGGATACTATTAAAAGAAGCAGACACTGGAAGAATAGGGGATTTAGTTAACTCAGCTATTGAGCCAGCAGCAGAAGCATTGTACAACGGTATAGTTCAATTAATGAAAGTCTTTTATGTTAAAGAACACTTTATTAAACATATCGGAGCTGATGGAGAAAGAACCTTTTTGGAATTTGACAGAGACAAGATTGAAGACGGTATTGAAATCATAGTTAAATCTGGCACAACAATGCCAACTGATAAATCAAGACAAAGAGCTGAAGCATTAGAGTTGTCTAAGGCTGGGTTGATTGACCCAATGACATTATTTGAAGCCCTGGACCATCCTAACCCTAAAGAAGAAGCAAGAAGAATGGTTTTATACAATACTGATCCAG